TGCGACCAAGCGGGAATTGGAAGGCTCTTTAGCTGATATGGTAAGAGCCATACAATTTAGAACGGAACCTGGTTGCCGTCTCCGTCTTCACCGCCAACCTTGGTTGTGACCGCTGCACCAGCAAACTCCTTCGATGCACGGATTTTGTCCTGCAACCACTCTGGCATATCTGCGAACTGACCGCCTTCTTTCTGCTCAATCTCGTAATATACTTGATCGTTAACAGATGTAGCTGGAGCCTTCATGCTCTTAGGCAGTTTAGATGCACCAGCGATAGCGCAGTAAGCGCGACCAGCTTGGCTAGTCTTGTGGATGAGGGTAAGCATGGCTGGTTTGCCCAACAGGTTCTTTAGGCTGAATGCTTTTAGCTCTGCGCCTGTGAACGTCTGACCGCGCCATTGTTCCAAGAGTTTGCGTAGGCTGGCCTTCTCGCCAAGACTGCGGGTCTGCTCAATGGAAACGACCATTGGCTTGCTGACCTTGGTACGCTTGCCATTCTCCTCCACCTCGAACTCATCTAGCTGTTCGGGTAGTTCAAAGGTTAAGCGAACCTTGGGGGTCCACTTCTCTTCGTTATCCCAGTTAGTCTTCTGCGTTCCCAGATCGACTAGGGAATATAGAATACCAATTGTTGCTCCTGCCTCTGGGAGCTTGCGTTCCATCTTTGCTGACTCACTGATTGTTAGTGCCATTGTAGTGTCTCCTTTATTTATTTGGGTTTATTGTTGTGGGTTGAAGTCGTTCTAAATCTTCTGGCGTGTTGACGTAAAATCCCCTAGCAATCGTTGGCATATATTCGATCTTCACATCTGAAGGCGCGATCTGTCTAGCTAATTCGCACACGCTATCTGCGGTTAGGATAACAAGCCATTCCTTGCGACCATTGCGCCTAAAGAATACCGCTGGGATCTTTCCCTCTGGGCAATCACGCTTGGCCTGCGCCATCCAATCCTCTGGCTTTAATGCTTGGCAACGCTTGCCCTCGATGTGAAATGGAAAGTTCGCGCAAACCACATCCCCACTACCACCCTCTGGATTGCCTGCGTATTGCTGACTGCGCCTAGCCTTCTGCCAACCCTGTTCGCGCAAGTAACTTGCTAACTCTCTCTCCCCTGCTGCACCTTTCGCCCTACTATTGATTTTTCCCATCCATCGGGTCTAGCGAGGTGAGCCAATACGTGTCAACTAAATTTTAATTACGCCAAGATTTATTTGCCCGACTTATATCATCGTTGAAATTGCGGATCATTGCCCGAATGCTTAACTTTTCCACAATAGCCTGGTTCTTCTTCACCCACGCCAATGCCTCCTCCATAGAGGTAACATCCTTCAGCCCATCCTCGAATTTAGCCCACGCTTCTTTGTCGGTCACAGGCTTGAAAATACCCGCCAACTCTGTCCTGTCGAGGGGCAAAGTTTAGTGGTAATGGTTTTGCATTTTGCAATTGGGATTAGCCAGAACAAATCGTCACTCATAGCCCAGCACGCTACATAATCCACGCCAGTAATCAATCTCTTGGCAGAATTTAATCCATTCCCACACGCTGTTGTGAACCTGTACTTGGTTCTATTAGGCTCCATCACCTGCGCGGTCTTAACTTGTATGCGGTAAAACTTGCCGTCTTTCTCCGCAACCAAATCGTACCCAGAGAAGTCTTCTATAGGCGCAAGCACGTTGTACCCGCACCGCAGTAACGCACCAGTTACCCTGGCCACGCCTACCGCACCCACTTGGCGCGAAGATAATTTGTTTGACATGGCTTTATTTAAGGTACAGAGTTTTTACATGAAAGCGATAACAATGATTGCAGTAACGGCGATGCTGATGGCATCGGTGATGGGGGAAGATGATGAAACTGAGATGAATGATTTCATCGGAGGTGTTTATCGTGGAGGTGGGAATGTTCATCGGGCGGGAAATGTTATTATGACTGAAGATGGTTTGATATTTAAGTCTGGTAGTAGATTTATTTATCAAGATGGCCGAGTCTGTCAGCACATTGGATCAACATATATTCGAGAGGATAATAGTGTTGTGGTTCGCGCTGGTAATGCATTTGTTTCAAATGATGGACTAACCGAAAAAGTTGCATCCTGCTATATTGGTCCAGTTAATTCTTTTACTGCTGGATCAACCACAGTAAGGCAGGGATGGGCAACTCGCTAACCTTGTCCAAAGGTTGACAATCTATTCCTAATCCTGCTCTCCAACCCATTTAGAAACTTCTTTCTATCTGGGTTTTTCTCAGCCATTCGATATTCGTCATCTAACTGTGCTTTGCTTGCGGCCTGCATCAACGCCCTAGGATTGACCTGGTTGATTGCTTCCAGTGTCTTTGGTCCCATGCCGCCATCAACCTTCACACTCATACCCAGCGTGTTTAATCCTTGCTGTAGGTATTTAGTTGCCCCACCAAGACCACGATTAAACGCCATGTCCTGCGTGAATGGCTGAAGTGCTTGTGGCAATCTTTCGACAAGTGGCGCGGTATAGCCTTGGATGTACTCAGCCGCTGCACTAGCCCTTTCCTGCGGAGGGAGAGAAGATATAGCCTTAAACGCCTCTGGATGGTAGCGGTCATTGATACCCGCAACCTCGTAGTTCCCGCCCATATCACCAGAGGGTAGTTTATAGACTGCAAGATTGCCCTGCTTATCCTTGCGACTCTCCCACTCTACTGTTTGTAATGGCAAGGGAAGTCCACCAGGAGCCTGTTGCTCTGGTGCTGTTGGTGGCTTGACGTATTCACTCATAGGTTCAATCCTTGCTGTCTGTTCTGGCGGTTTAGTATAAGGCTCAAACTCCATGCGGATCGCGTTGTTGCGATCCTGCTGGCCCAAACCAGTTTGGCGTGACGAAGATCCAGAGATGTCGAACTTAGCCATTTACTCTCCCTGTTTCATCATAAGCTCTCGGCCTATGTCTTGACGCTTTTGCATTTCTTCTGGTGATAACTCACGGCGCATCTGTTTGGACAGAGACTTGCTTATTCTGTAGTCCCTGTACTTATTGTTTGCTATTGCAACAGCATTGTCACCACTAAGTCCACCAACACGCATAGCTGAAATTGCTTCTGATCGGCTAAGGCCAAGCACCATAGATGCGTGGAAATCCTTATTGGCCTCATCGAACATAACCCTACGGCGATTCTCCATCTTAGAGAATTGTTCACGAATCTTTGATTCTGGGACATTGCCAACCGCGCCGTAAGTCTCTGTGAATATCCGCCCAACATCTGTCATGTTCGTATTGAACCTAGATGCCTTTGATTCTAGTGCCTTTGATATGTTTAGAGACTGAGGACGGATACCGAATAATGCAGATAACTCCTCTGATGGCTTGTACACGCGACCATATTTAGAGACGGATGTATCGGGTTGGCCTGTCAGAGCGTAACCAATTCTACGGATTTGAGATACTGTTGCTGGCTCGTTTTGCCGTAAGAGATATGAAATATCGTCTAGTCTTTGATCTAAGAACGTGTCTTGGGGATTGCGAATTGATCTACCCTGTGGAGTCTTGCCATAGATCGCAGAAGCTATTGAATTGGCTAGAATGCTCGGACCAATATAGGACTCAAGGAATTCTTTTATAGCACCATAAATTGAATCCTCTGGATCTCTTCCAGACATAACTGCTTGAAATGGCCCACGCATAACTTCGTATGGATCGGTATATGAAAGATCAACGTATCCAACATCCTTGCCATCCGATCCTGTGGGCATAAGAGAAGCATTCTTTTGATAGGGTGCAACAAAGCGTCTTAATGCGGTCATCTTTCTTCCAGTAAAATCAGTTGCCCACATACCAAGTTTAGTAATGCCAACTATTGCTGTTGTGGCTGCGATCATGTACATCATCCTGCTGATTCCATACTTACGCATACCAGGCGTTTTCAAGTCTTCTGCCGCATACCTAACTGTATTGGGAAGACACCTTAGCATTTCAGACGGCCAAGATATAAAGTTTCCAAATATAGGTTGAAGTCTTAATGCCTTAATGAGTTTAGGCACACGCGAATAAGTTGGCCTAGTATTCTTCACACGCTCGGCTCCAATAACCTCTGCCTCTTGGCGTGATATTTTCCTGCCATCCATCAATTGTTTTGTTTCATTCTCCCACGCCATCAGCTTGAATAAATTATCCCCAGCGCGGTAGGTCTTGTTCAGCGTATCAATGGTGTTCTTTGCGCCTCTCTTTATCATGCCTGCTCCAGTTCCAACACGGCTTCCAACACGACTTACAGTCTTCCCAGCCAACTCCTCGGCAAAGTCCATTGTTGAACCCTTGTACTGCTGTGCGTCCTTCAGCATCTGGGTGAACTCATTTAGAACAGTATTGTCGTAAACACCAAGCTGGGTTGCTCTAGTTAGATAGGCGCGACCTTCTTTGGTGTCCATGCTCGGCACGCCAAACTCAGCCAAAACTGTTTTAATTGGTTTTAGGCTTCCACCAAACGCTATGTTCCCATTTGCCACTTCAATCAATACGTTTGAAATAGGATTTCTAAACTGAGCCTGAATGCTTCCAACTGTCTTACCCCACTTCACCCAGGCATTAGCCATCGAGTAAAGCTGGTACATTGTCCCGCCCTTATGCATCATCTCAAAATTCTCAATTGCATCGACAAGTTCCTTCTCTGCGTACAATCCATTTAATGGCGAGCGAGTGTCCGAGCCGTCTGCTGCAATCTGTGTGGCTGCATTGCCAGTAGGTCTTTCAAAGAACAACTTGTTGGCAACCCCAAAATTCTTTAGCTCATTCAACTGCCTCTGTGATTGCAGAAGATTGATCATCTTGCTTGCTGACCTGGCGTAATTGATTACTGGATCGGTGTACTCGCCCATCAGGTATCGGATCTGCTCTGGAATATCTTGCCTTGCCTTTGTAATGCCAAGCTTCTTCCCAATCCCAGACGCTTGAATTAAGGATTCAAACGGCTTGTCCTTGCCACCCTCAATATACACCTTGATCTGACCTTGTACCTCAGCCTCTGTAACGGCTGGGTTTATTTCTTTCATTTGAGTTCTTACAAAATTCTCTGCTATTGCAAATCTCTTTGGATCTCGCTTCTTCACAAGTTCTACATTGTATTTAGGATTATCTTCTCTCTCATAAGAACGAGTAAGATATTGTTCCTTGTTCATTCTGACGATGTCGGCCTTGCTTAACCCAGATGCCCCAACCTCCTGCGAGAATGTACCTTCTTGAATAAGACCTTCAGATAGGTTATCCAACTGCCTACGCATTTGATTTGCTATTGGCTGGATGGATTCTGGAAGTGTAGTCGCATCAGTAGCACCGCGCAGGAATTGGTCTAGCTGACCAGATTGCTCTGGCGTAAGTCTGGGCTTACCATTTAAAATCCTCGCTTCTTTAGCCAAGTCTTTGAGCGTAAAATCAATCTGCTTGAGCATCGCCTGCGTGCGCGATCCCTTAGACTCCATGATGTCAAACATCTCTTTAGGAAGATTGCCTTCAGTAGTAAGCCACTTCTTTGCTACCTTAGCCGCGCCTTCTTGAACATCTGATACGATGAATCCAGCCTCACCAGCCTTGCCACCCATAGGGCGAGGGATGGTTGGGGCAGGCGTAGCTGGCGAAAACGCTGGACCAGTTCTTACCCTTCCATTTTCTATTGTGTAAAATGTTCCTCGTTTTGACTGTTGAATTTGTGATCCATATATGTCATTTCCCACAACTGGATCATTCTTAATGTCCACTGTTTCAAATAATTTTTCTCGATTCTCTTGTACAAGTTCCTTAAATCTGGCCTCATCTTTTGCTGTAAAATTAACTCCCTTGACTTTATTTCGTGCTTGTCCTCTTCTTGACATTAAGTCTTCAAGTTCTGCTGGTAATACATTCTCAATTGCTTTAGTTGATTCAATTTGAGGAGTTGGCAACGCCAACCTCTCCGTACTAGGCAACTGCGTCTTGGGCGTGACAAGCTGACCTTCGCTTACAATCTCGCCTTGCAATGGTTCCTTGGTTGGCTGTGTGGCAATAGGTTCTTGTGCAACCATAGTGCTAGGCTTAGGGGCAAGAACTCCACCTTGAGATTCAATTGTAAATACTGTTGGCCTTGTTGGTGTGTAATCAAGATCAATTAGGCTCTCTTGAAATTCGCTTGGTATTCCACGCCGTTGCATCTCTGCCGTATCAGCCTGTGTCCCGCGCACGTTCCCGCGCACACCAGATTCTGGCAATCCTGCTGGTCGTATTGGTGGTAACTCGGCAGTTGGCATTGGACGCATTGGAGGGGTTGTAAGATCAGTCTTCTCAAATACCTGTCTTCCAGCCAGATCAACTGTTGTGCGTTTCGCTGACTCAACTCCCCTGGCTCCAGTTTTCTGTGCTTCAGCCAGTATGCCATTCCAATCGCGGTATTCCGCTTCGGTAGCCTTGCCAGCCTTAACTTTTTCATTCAGCGCAATTGCTTGTTCTCTGTTATATCCCTTAACTCTTGTTCCGCTGCCTAGACCAGCGAATAGCGCACCATAAAAAGCATCTTGACCAACTGTACCAGGAGTAATTTCTTGACCAGTAATCGCCCTAACTCCAGTTCCAGCCCCAGCACCAACACCAGCAGGTACAACTAGTGCCTTAGCTATTTCCTCGGCTCCACGCCTTACCCCTAGTTCCCTAAAAAGTGTTTTGCTTGCTTGGACAAGCTGTGCGCCACCCACTGCTCCAGTTACAACTGGTATGGTATATTCACCAGCGGCAGCATAACCTGGTGCAAGTTGCTCTGAAATTGGAACTTTTGTTGGAAATAATTTGTTAAGACCCCTTTCAACAATTTCGCCTCCAGCGAGCGCACCACCTGCTCCTCCAGCCCCTGCACCAACTGCTGCTCCGAAAGGACCGCCAACAAGCATTCCACCCGCTCCACCTAAAACCGCACCACCAATTCCTCCAGCAGTAGATCCAGCCCCTTTTGCCAATCCAGCTAGTCCAGCAATTGCCTTTGCTTCTACTGGTACATCAACCGCATCCTTGTTTACAAAATCATCTATCTGGGCATCCTGCTCTGGCGTGTAGTCCTGTAGGGACGCGGCGTATTGTTTTGTTTCAGCACCCCATTGGCGAGCTAGATTAACTTGCTCTGGATAGGTAAGAGTCTTGTAGTCTTCGGAATCCTTAATCTCACTCCACGCTGGAGGTTCTTCTTGCCTTGGGGCTGGTTGTGCCTCAATTGGCATTCCAGCTAGTTCTCTTATCCTATTAGCTGAAGATAGCTCCTGTATTGGGGCTTCAGCCATTTTATCTACCTAGTCTTGATTTGATCCAGCTTGCGGCTTGAGGTTCTTCTTGTTGTCCGAAAATAGAATTTAATTGTGTTTTGATAACTTTAGGAGTTTGCGGATCTCTCCACTTTCTTTCAGCCTCTTCATTTGAATATGAGATAGTTCCATCACCAACAGCTAAAATAACCTTGCCACCTGTTGATGCCTTTACAAGTTCCTTCCTAACATCTGCGCTAGCCATTCTTACAGCAGTATCGCGATCATATCCTTCGGCAATATATGTGTCGGCAAGCCTAGGTACTTGGCTTTGATAAATTTGACCATAGATATTTGCGCCAGTTTTTCCAGCCTCTGATGCAAGAACAGTTTGCTTGACTCCGCCCATGCCAACATCCGCAGTAGGAAGCAATGATTTTCCTCCAGCCAGAGAGTTCTCTATTGAAGCAACTCTAGCCTGCCTCATTTTGGATTCGACATCAAGCTCGCCTTGCATTTTGGTTGCCTCAAGTATGCTTGGACCTCCTTGCGCTGTCATTCTTGCGCCCATTTGTTCGCCAATAGGAATGCCGTATTCCTTTTGTTTTTCTTGTTCAAGAAATGCTGTTAAATCGGCTGCCTTGCCTGCCTTTCCCTTGGGGGTTTCATCGTAACCTTTTGTTACTTCCTGACGAAGCTTCTCCATCTTGAGCGCATCTTCTTCGGCCTGCATAGCCTTACTTGCGCGATATGCTCTTATGCTATCCATCTGCCAAGGCATAGGAATAAGTGGGTCTTGCGGATCTAGTCCTAAAGCATTAACTGCCATAAATTATTTTATCTTTCCATCCATCCACTTGCGGATGATTGCCTTTATCTTTGGCTTGTTTCGTATGGATTCAGCAATTCTTTCTCCATACTCGATGTAGAAGTTTCTCAAGTTGTCTGATGCCTTAGTCAACATCCACTCCCTAAATTGTAGCCATTTAGGATTGTCTATGCCGTAAACTTCGCGAGCAACCCAACACATGAATCCCATGCTTGCTACACTTCCAGCCGCTCCAGCAAGATCCTTAACCCCACCAGCAATTGTAGCAAAATTTTGCGCTCCACTTGGCTGCCTAGAAATTGCATTGACTTGTGTGCCATATACGCTTGAAGCATAATTAGCCTGCGAGCCATAAAGGTTTGCAAAAGCGTTCTGTAGCGAAACAGGAATGCCTTGATCCACAGTCTGGTAGAAAGGCGATGCCGTAGATTGCGCCTGCCCGAATTGACCAGGCAACGCTTGGTTGGCTTGGATGTATTGTTGCATCGCACCCTGTTGCTGGGCTGTGCGTGCTTGGCCTAAGTTGTAAACAGAAGGTCCACCAGCGATGAAATTGGAAGCTGCGCCAAGGCGATTCTGACGTAGCGTGTCTCGGAAGGCTAAGTCAGCTTTAAGGGCATCTCCACTAGCTAGGCCAGATCCTAAGAAGCTTTGCGCTGCGCCATAGCGAGCAAGTTTACGTTGCTCCCCAGCGAGTCCAGTTGTGACCGCTTCCTCAACCGCAGGTGCAATACCAAAGATATTACCGCGAGCGGTTTGCGCTCCGCGAGCAGCCTGCTGGTACTGCCTCTGTTCTTCCGCGCCAAGTTGCGAACCCATTGCAAGTTGGTTAATTGCTTCCTGCTCAAGCTGACCACGAAGTTGTTCAGTCTGTGCGGTTTTAGTTGGGCCAATATCTTCAGTAGCAAGACTCCTATAACGCTTGCCTAACTCTACCGAGGTATCGTAGGAATTGGGGTCAATCTGGCGTAGTTGCTGGGTGGCTCGTTCTTCGGGCAATTGCAAGAAGGATCGGAAGGAAGTGATTTCTTTTGCTGCCTCAGTTGAACCAACAGCAAGGGGTTTAAAGCTACCAATCTTACTTGTTGCATCTGAAACTGCACTACGCACGCTGGCTAAATCTTTCTTGAGTCCGTCCACATAAACATCGCTGGCAGTCCTCTGTGCGCTATTGGCTGGCAGAGTATCAAGAAGTTTTTGCGCTGCTGTAAGCCTTTCTTGGATGCCAACCGCTTGAGTGTTGCCAAGTTCAACAACCCTCTTGTAGCGATCTACCTTAGCCGTGTTGTAATCATTTAATATCTGATCATCGGAGACTTGAAAATTCACTTTAGACGCAAGTGGCGAAGCACCATAGTTGCGTTCAGCCGAAAGAGCTAGAAGTGCTGGATCTGTTCTGCCACCAGCCAACTGCTGGATGCCACCAGCAACAGCGTTGTAAGTTCCAGTTTGTTCGTTGAAGTTCGGTGTGCCACCAGCAAATTGCATATTGGAAGCTTGCAAATTGTTTTGTAATCCAGTTCCAGCTAAGGCAGCGATTTGTTGAGCGGCAGCAGTTTTAGCGTTCTCTTGGCTTTGGATTTGAGCTAAACTTTCCTTTTGCTCGGCATCCCTTGCGGCATCTTTGTAGTCTGAATAAGCATTATCAAACTCACGAAGCATTGCATTCTTATCCGATGATTCAGTTGGAACTGTTTTATTATTTCCACTCCAATTTCCATTATATGTTGACTGACCTGCTAAGAAACTATTGTAGTCTTCTGGGGCGTTTGCCGAGCTAAAATGAGCCGAATTATTGCCATTAAAATACCTCGACCATTCTGTTTTGGGGGCATATTGACTATCGTAAAATTCTTTTTTGGTTAAAACTGCCATATTATTTAGTCTTTTAAGTTGTTAAATTCGGATTAGCAATGTTTGTCCCAATCGTGCCGTAGATGTCAGTAGGAGCCTGCCGAGGAGCAAAAGCCACACCAGGTTCAACCGAGGCGTAAGGACTTTCTCCGTAAAGACGTTCAAACTGGCGAGTCATCTGTGTGCCTAGCCCACGATTAAGGGCATACGCTTGGGGGCTTTGTTCGTAAGACCTACGCAATCCTTCCATAGTACGCTGGGGGCCAAATTGCCGTTCATTCTGTAGTGCCGCCAAGGTTGCCGATTGCTGATCCAAAGCCGATAATTGACGCTCCAGCGAGCGTTGTTGTGGCATATACTGGATACGAAGCTTGTTCTCCATCGCAGCCATCTCTGGAGATTTCTCTAAGTAAGTCTCAACATTCTTCTTATAGGCATCAGCATTAGCCTGCGCTACCGCTGCTGGATCGGGCGGTGGGGGCGGAGAAGGAATAGATGGAGAACCACCCATATTAAGCCAAAGCTTTCTGCATAAATTTCATATAATCGTACTTTTTTTGAACTCCATTGCGTTTGAAGATTAGGCTCCTGCGGGGGCCAAACCTATCCCATAGGATAGTCAGCAGGCATTGCATAGCCAATCGGCTACGAGGAGTACTTGTACCATCAGTTGATGTAACAGTCAAGTCAACAAAAGCAGTATCTCCATCTGGTCTATGTAGGTAATGGGTAGGTTCTTCTGAACCATTGATTACCCTAGCTACCGCTACCCCTACTATTTCCTCGCCGTCCTTGGCAACCCCAACCATGCCACGCTGATTGTACCAGCTAAACCATTCCCTAAAGATAGGCCAGCGAGACTCTGGCACGCCAGATAGCTCAACATATTCCATAGCGTTCATACGTTACTTTGTATCTGAATTGTGTCTGGGTTGGCTGCGACCAAGATCCCTCGGATAGACAGCTTCTTAACTGGAGCAGACACGACAAACCTCATATTACGCCACTTCTGATATGACCTTAAACTACTCGCCACCCGCTTTACAGTATTTGCCGATAGGGTGGCTGGAAGGGTGAATGGTAAGGTGATACCACCAGATGACCTGGTATCAACTGAAGTGGCAATAGCGATGTCTGCACCATCAGTATCCCTACGCATACTAATCGTGGCCGCAGTTGAACCAGAATTAAAGAACTCAACCTCGTAGTGCGAACCGAACTTCTGCGCCATGCGATCATCAAACTCATACGCCTTGGTTGTCACAGCACTGGTGTAACTGCCAGTAGAAGTGTAGTCAACGTAATCAGAAGTTGCATCGGCTGAATCAGCATCCTTATATCCAAGGTAATGCCCAACCTTGCTGGTCGGACTGCCAATCGCAAGCTTTAGAGCGTTGGTTGTAAATCCAGAAGCAAAATTAGTAATAGCCATTTTAGATGCTGGTATGCTCCACAACCCTTCAAAGGAATTAAACAAGGCATTGTAAACCAGTATGTGGCTAGGCGTGGTTGCTGTATCTAAGGGAATGGCGAGATAGTAACGATTATTGTAGAAGGCAGAGTTGCAAGACGAGATATAATTCTTATTTATTCTTGAAATTATGTTCTTTACTGGCTCGCTAATTGGCGTGCCTACAATGTAGAAATCATCAGCAATCGACCTAGTCACAGACCTAATCCCATCGTTGGACAAGAAGAATACGTCTTTGTTTACAAAGTTAACGCTACGCCCAGAGGAACAACCAGTTTTGTCGTTTAGCAACCTTGTCACCCAACCAGAAGCGGTAGGAGATGTTGGATCGGCTGTAACCAGGTACATTTTGTTAGGCTTAAAAACCAGTAGTTCATAATCAAAGAATGGTTGGAGCGCAACAATATCTTCCCCATCATCACCACCCACAATAATTGAGTTAGTTGACTTCCACACCTCTGCATCCAAAAGATCAGATGCGTATAAAGTATTCCTATTTGTTCCAGTTCCTACCGCAAAGATTCTATTGGTAAACTGCCTAACCAGACGAAGGGCAGGCGGGGCAAGGTTAGAAATGCTGGCTGTTGCTGTTGCGCCTGTGCCGCCCCCACCAGTAATTGTTACTGCTGGGGCAGTTGTATATCCAGATCCAGCATTGGTAACAGTAATAGCCGATACTTTATTTGAAACAACTGTTGCAACTGCTGTTGCAGTTGTTCCGTAAGCAATGTTTGGCGCGGCAATTGTCACAGTCGGTACTGATGTGTAGCCAGAGCCATCATTTGTAACAGTAATTGAAAGAATGCTTGTACCCTGGCGATACGTTGTTGTCCCATTTGAAAAGTGAAGGTTGCTACTTCCATCGGTGAAATACATTCGATTGTTAAACTGAGAGAAGTCAACCTCAGCACTCTGGTTGATCACAGTCCCGCCAGTAGTGGCAAAGGTGGATGAGGCAGTAGATCGAAAGACTGTTCCGTTGGAAGCTACAAACAAAGACTCAATTGATGGCGTATCAAAGTAGTGCATCCCTTGTACTGTTGAGCCTGCTGACAAATTGGCAGACATCTGCTCTATGCCCATGCGAGATTCCAAGTTTCCACTTGGGCTGATGGTCATGTTGACTAACTCGCTGGCTTGATTGTTGCCAATAAGATTGGGTGTTATTCCAGAAACTTGTCCACCCTCAAAGCTTACAGATGCTGCTATGGCAAGCAGATCATCTAAATTGTCACTGTAATAGGGCATATTAAAATGCCTACTTAGATAATTTCCTCAATGCTAAGTTCGCCTAAGCTGGCTGGCGTGATCTGTTTCATCCCGCCTACTTGACTTAACTCGTAACTAGCCATTGCAGAAAGGTCAGAATTTGCCGTCTGCACAACTGTTTGCGCCTTGGCATACTGGCGTTCACGCTCTAAGGCATCGGCGTGGGTTAAGGCAAGGACAACGTGGCTGACGTGAGGCAAGCGAAGTTCATCGCCAATTGCGCTGGCTGAGGGAGGAAAGTCCACGACAAAGTTAGTCCTAGTTAAGCACTGTAGCTTTTCCACAACCAAGAGCGTGCTGGTGCTGGCAGTTTCTAGGATTGGATAAACGTCTAGTTGCGCCGTCCCGCCAGTGTTACGACCCTTGAAGTAAAAGAATACAGGTGTGCCAGTGCTTGTGTCATCAAGTAAGGAAGCGTTTTGGCTTACAATGGTTGATAGATCCATCGCTTGCAACTCTGAGTTATTGTAAGCAACCGAAAGCGGGTTCTCTACGTTGGAGCCAAGGGTAACTGTACGGCTACCAGCAGTAACGGCGTAGGTAGATGTGGTGACTGTTTCCCGCCAGGGTGCAAAGTTCCACACCCGCCTATAGTTTAAACTGGCTGACTTTTGCAGGAAGGTGAGTGTATCGGCATCGGTCTTGCCGATCTTCTCACCCGCAAACTGGGCGATTTCGGTTAGGGTCATTTGGCTTCGGATTGCTCTTTGGCTTGGCTACGGATCTTCTCCACCAACTCAAACACTGCCTCATACGGAGCGCGACCAAGGCAGGCTAGGATGGTGTTTACTTCTTGGATGGATAGGTCGAGTTTCATGCGGCCTCCAATGCGGTGACTTTAGCGGAAAGTTCTTGAACTGCTTTAACCAATGCCGCCGTAATTGATCTATCGTAGAATCCATAAAGACCATCATTGCCCATAGGTGCGGCAGATGGAATTATTGGCGCAACATCATTTGCAATAAAGCCAAGTTCAACTGATGCTTCGTCACCGCGATTAGCAATATCATCTTTCCATCTATACATCTTTGGATGAATTTGGAGTATCTCATCAAGACCAGCAATGTGCGCCCCAACAACCTCTTCTTTTAGAGAGGCATCAGATGCCGCCGAAAGTAATCCAGCTGCACTTGCGTTTACCGCCCTTGATCCAGAACCAGCAAGACCAGCAATAGTTACACCGCCACTTGAATCAATGCGGAGGCGTTCTGTCCATGATGTGTTTAGATCAGATGTTGTTCCAATGTTATATGCCGCAGTTTTAATTGTTAGCGCAGTATTTTCACTGATTATCCCAAATGATGTATGACCTGCACTTCCTGTATTTGAAAAAACAACTCCCTGCCTTGCTCCGTAACCATTTTCCAATCCAAGTTGAACTGGATTTGAACCTGAAGCATAGATCAATGCGGATTGAGTAGCCGCTGAAGTTCCTGTGATATCTAATCTGGATGTAATTCCTGTTGAACCAGTCCCAATCCCAACATTGCCGCTGCTGTCGATAACCATACGATAAGCACTGGTGCTAGCAATGACAAATCGCTCTGATTGTGTTCCTTCTTTTCCAACAAGCCACTTTAGAACCCCCGCCGTGTTAAACGAAATGTAAGGATTTGTATCTGCATTTTCTAAAGTTAAGTTGTGCGTAGGACTCGCAGTCCCAATCCCAACCCGCCCACTCGAATTAATTCTCATTGCCTCAGCCCCACCCTCACTAAACGCAATCGTGTCGGCGGCGGGGAAGAAGATGCCTGTATTAGTATCGCCTGTAGGAACGATGGCTGGGGCTGCGGCTGTGCCTGTGCCTGTGGTAATGAGGGTTGTTGCAACTAGGGTTGGGATTGTTCCAGTAGTACTATTAAACGTAGCAATGGTTCCAGTAGTACTATTAAGCGATAGGTTAGACGTAGGAACAGCATCGGCTACCAGGGCGTTGAGTTTAGCCGCCGTTACATCGTTGGTTACGCCGTCTGAGAATGAAGTTCCTGCTGTGAAATTTGCCATTGTATTATCTCCCTATCAATTAAAGCGGTTTTTGAGTACATCCCACGCCATTGAGCAGGCCAGCCCAACGACTCCAGCTACAGCCAAAACCTTCGTCTTTAAGGTTTCCAGCGCACCTAATCTATTAGCAACATCCCCATGAAAAGCAAGCGAGCGTTCGATCATGGAATACAAGGTCATCTGGCGTTCCTCTATCCGAACTATTGCGATTGCCACGTTCTGAACCTTCTCCCTAAGATCCGCTACTTCGTCAAGACTCACGACCCCTGCCCTCCAAGTATCTTAGTGCAACTGCAAGATGGACAACCGCATCCGTCACTTCGTCCCGATCCCTGCCATCGTCCACAATCCGCTTGATTGAGCGATTGACCGATAGGAGGTGTTTCACCTTCCCAACATACTTGGTCTCTTTGACCATGTTGTTGTTCTCTACCGCAAACTTTAAAGCCTCCTGGAAGCAGGTGTACTCGGATCGCGTCATCACTAAACGCAAACTCAAATTGATCAGCCAGATGCCTATGGTTTTCATGTTTAATAAGAGGTTTTCTTATTCAAGGTTGGGCTAGGGGTCTTGCCTGCATCGGAGGCCGCGCCCATGTCGCTATATCTAGGTAATGGGTTCACATTACCTTGGTCATGTTGCCGTGGAGAACATGAGCAGAGCAAGAGGGTGATGAGGAGGAGGGGCATTTTAGTAGATTGCGTATTTAGCGTTTAGATATCCTTCAACTTGATTTATCTGCGAACCATTCAGCTTTTGGGAATATACAATTAGCTCGGCTAGGGATAAATATGCAAAATTACTTCCAGCATAGACTCCAATCTTATAGGTTTGCCCACTTTGCAATGCCTCTATATTTGCATCATCAAAATCAACACCAGTTGTACTGCCGTTTCTTCTCGCTGTTCCAGACCCACCGCCAGCAGAATCAGCAGTAATTGTAGATAAAGAAAATTCCTCTGAGTACCACAATCCACCTAAATTTATATTGGAATCATAATTATTATTACGCATACGAACTACCGAGCCGTCTTGAGTTATTATTTCAAAATTAACATTAGTGGTACTACCCAAAATACCTTGATTCCCGCCATCTGTTATATTCCAAACGGCAAACAAGGACAAAGCAGAAAAGCCATTAAACACATTTGGATGCAAAGTAATTTCTGATTCTGAATTATCTCCATCAAAATATAGGGAAGGAAAGGGACTAGAGTTTAAAACTACAGCATTTGGCGAACTACAATTATTTCCATTGCCACTTTGATCTGCCCAAGCTGTTACAAAGCCACCAGAAACAGTAACCCCTGCATCAGCTTTTAACCAAAGAGATATCCCAGCGATATCGGTAGGAGAGAAGGGGGCAGAGGGTGCTTTGTGCCTAAATATTTTCCTATTGAGTGGAAGAGGGCAAGCTGTTGAATACAGAGGCATGATCTACCTCTAACTTAACACTGTAACTCTAGCTGTTCCCGCTGTAGCAAATATGCCACCAATAAGACCTGTGTAGTTCATTGGAACCTCGTAGTACTCGCCGCTCCCAATGCTGACAGTGTACAGGGTTGTTGACGTAGTGGATGTTCCAAGGGTTGCGTGTAATCGACCCGCACCTTCATTAAAGAGAGTGCAACCCAACCTACCAGTACTTGCCGTAGCAATTGTTCCATAGCTGGTGCTGGTAAATGTAGTCGGACCTGTTCCACCAGTAGTAGCATTGGGCAATCGGATGCCATCGGCCACATCCGCCTGGAGCGTGGTTAGTAACGCTTCGATGTCAGTTAAATTAACATTAATGACCGAAGTACCACTTGTGATGTTACTTAAGTCAGAAAGGATCTGATTTAATTGCCTGCCCATCGAGGGTTAATCCTTGCGAGCGTAGATTGCCATCGCGCCACCTGTCAACGCCACTTGGTCAATGTCTCCATAGACAGTAACGCCAGCGGTAAAGGTTGCAGCGGTAGTCGCACCACTAATGACAAGAGTTGCGGTAGAAAGCGTGAGGGCAGTTACGGCATCGTAGCTTCCAGTATTAGTGGAAGCTGACGATGCAATAATTGTCCCACCATTACCAAGCGTAAGGCGAGATAAGAGTCGCATTAGGTGTGAAGGGCAATCCGATAGGAAGTGCCGTTAAGAGTTACATTCAAGGACGCAGGGGAAGTAGCAACAGTGTTAACTGTGCCACCGCTGGAACTTGCCGTAATCTCAAACACGTTTGTGAAACCCTGGGCATCAAAGCGAATAGCCTTGTTCTTAGCCTTGCGAGTGCTTCTTAAGAATTCATTAGCCATATTATTTTCTCCTTAAAGTTGCACGTTTGATACTATCTGGCGTGTACTTGCTTTTAAATCTACTACCAAGCTTTTGTTCTTGGCGGTAGTACCCCTTCATCAAATTTGTTTCATTAACTCCAAGCGGGTTGTCGAGGGGTTCGCCAACACCCACTAGGGTCAATTTTCGAGGGACTGTGAATCTTTTAAGGTAACGAGGGACTGAATCCCTTTTGGCTACTGTCTTTTCGAGTTCGACAACTTTTCCATTTCTGGTGTCCTCGTACTCGTAAATAGGCATTAGCTATAGTTTTCCTTATCAGATTCCTCGGCCATCTTCATCATCTTTTCTTCCTCGGA